GCTTCTTGCTGGTACGCACGCTCGGCAGCGGGAGAATAACCACCCTGCGGGGAAGAAAAAGAAGTTGTATATCCAGCATTGCCTCCACCGCCGCCACCGCCACCTGCCGCTAAACGTAGCTCAGCATCGCGATAAGATACACCGTTGGCACTTGGAGGAATCCGGCCAATCGCAGGTTTGGCATACGGATTTCGTCCTTGCATAAGCTGCCCACCAATGTACTGCAGCTCATTCCAGGCAGCGCGGCCCGCGTCGTTATTTTTAGTTGAGGGAATAGCTCGCAGGGCTTTATCTAATGTTGAACCTGTACGTCCTTGATTAAACAAAGCAGCGCCTGCAGCGGGAGCAGCAACAAAGCGATTAAGTACTCCTCCTAAACCGGCAAGTTCTTTGCCCATTGCAAAACTAGGCATAATTACCTCCAAACCTCATGTAAATAAATGCGAGAGCCAACTGCTGTGTCGGCAGGTCCAGGTAATGCCTGGATAAATTCAGCGCCAGAGCGTTCGTAACGGTAACGGGCCTGGAACGGATCCTTGTAGTTGGGTACGTAAAGAATGCCAGCTAAACGGTTTGTTTCGTAGAGATAAACCTCGTCCCAAACCTTTAATGCTTCTTTGGCATTGCTAGACCGGATAGTACGGTCAACGTCGCCAGCAATACTTTCAAGGCGAGTGGAAGGAGATAATGCAACTTCTGTTTTCTTTTCAGCCGTATCACAACGACTGATCTGAATTGCAATTTTGTCGTAAAAGTAAGAATCAGGGACGGTATTAAGAGCTTCTTCTAAACGAGCATAGTCACCCGCCGGCACGGAAACCGTGAAGTAGCCCAGGTGGTACCGGACTCTACTTTTGTCAAAATCGCTGAGCTGCACAGCTTACTTCCGTATGTTTTTAATTATAGATGTAGTGAATTAAACAGCGTACGGATTTGGCATGGACGCAAGCATTTGCATGTACATATCAGATGAATCACGTGGTTGTATAAGTTGCTGTACAAATTGACGCTTTATAGCTGTTTGCGGACTTTCTTTTGGAGTCCCACTAAAGCCAGTGCCAAGCAGATAACCAACCAAAAACTCTTTGGGATCAGTAGTTGCGCTAGAAGAAACAGCACTAGAAGGAGTCGAAGCTTTAGATCCGGTAAGATCAGCTGCTTCGCCTAAAGTTTTCATGTGACCATAACCAAGTTCATATTTTTGATCTTGTGTGGTCCAGGTGGCAAGGTTACCATATCCTCCCGAATTAGGACGCGGCGTGAATTTAACGTCTCCCTCTACGTAAATTTCAGTTCCTTCTGCGCCGCCATAATCACGCCCTCGGTGATATGTACTAGCCCCTGGAATGCCAGTATTACGTGCCCCAAAACCAGAGGTCATCGTCAGACCGGCGGCGGGATTCAGTATCAATCCACCTTTTTCGTCTGCGATGTACTTAGGTACACGATTAGGCCCTACTCGAACATTTAAAAACTTGCTTCTATGAATGCCTGGATCTTCATATTCACCCGTAGTTAAATTTTTAATATAAGCATGCAGGTGTGGCCCAGAAGAAACTCCTGTTGAGCCAAGTTGTCCTAATCGTGTTATTTTTGCCATACCAACATTTTAAGAGTAAAAAACCCCTGGTTTCCCAGGGGCAGAACTTGGAGATGAGAATTAAACCCTAATTAAATCAGCAGCGAACACTGCATCCCAATCGATACGCCCAACTTGTCGCAGTTGTTCGAGAGTGTTGAACCTTTCACCCGATAAGGACATTTGAAGGTCTTTAATTTCTCGAGCTGTTTTCAATCCAACGCCTTTAATATGATCGGCGATCATTTGAGCGGTAGCTGAATTGATGTTTAAACGAACATCCGGTGGGAAAGTTCGCGGCTCTTCTTGTGCAGCTTTATCTTTTACTTGAAGAGTTTTTACTTTTTTAGTAGCCTCTTCATCTGGCACCAGCTCAGTTTTATAAGCGGTGAAAAGGCGACCGTCTTGATCTTCGACCATAAACCAATCGCCGTTATCCCATTCGCTTACAACCTTGAGGCGAGCGCCTGTTTTTTTGTGTTGATAAAGCATTGACGGAATGGTTGTCATAGGACCAGTAATTACCTGGTCCTAGTTTAACCTAATCAGCTAACGGTGCGACCCGTCAGATAACCATCAATATCTTCGTAGCCAGGCGCTTCATCGGGTTGGATGTAGCACACTTCAACCACCAAGTAACCAATGCGGCCAGCGGCAGAGTCAGCAGTGGAGATATAGAAACCACCGGAAGTAGCAGTGCTGTTAGCAGTTTCCTTGGCAAACACTTTCAGGGTGGTGCCAGTGGTAGCAGCGTAGTTGACGTTACCGGCGGTAACACCAGCAGCGCCGCTAGCAATCAGGAAGGGAGCAGAGCCATAACCAGCGGTGCCACCAGCGAAGTAGATTTCGCCCACCTGAGTACCGGACACAGTGGAGGTAAGGTTCGCCTGGATCACACCTTCGCCAACGCCAGAAGCCGCGGTGGGGCTACCAGCGTTGCTACGACCGAAGGAGATGACGTTACCGGTGGCGGCATACACACCAGAGGCCACGCGACCATCGCCCCAGCCAGAGGCCACGGAGATAGCGGTGCGGTACACGTAAGCAGGCAAGGTGGTCGTACCAGAGATCACCATGCCGGTGATGTCGGTACGGGTGTCGTCCTGGCGGTAAGGCGAAGGAACGATCACATCAGCGGCAGCAACACCGGAGCCAGAGACAGCGGTAACTGCAACGTAACCACGCTGCTGGAAGTAACGATAGCCAGGGGTAGCCAGCACCGAAGTGGGGCCGCCCTTGGAACCATCATTGGTACCATCTTGGCTGTTGTCAATGTTTTTATACCAGCCGTTCAGGGGCTCAGCCCAGTTGCCGGGATAAATTTTCTTAGCGGACAAATAGGTCATTTATCTTTTCCTATAAATGTGTATGGTTAACTATCAGACAGTACCGTCATCAGACACATAGCTGAATGCGGTGGTCACGAAGTCCTTGTTCAGGATTTCGAAGCCGGCATACAGTTGCCAGATCAAGATGATGAAGCGGCTGAAGTCGTCGTTGTTGTTGATCAGAACTTGAGCATTGGGGCCGCCAATACCCACGCCGATCGACTGAGGACCGAAGAAGTAACCTTGGGCAACTTCTTGGGAAGTGTAGGTGGAACCACCGTTGAAAGAAGTGCTGACGTTCTTGGTCGGGAAGTTGGTCGACTCGAAGAACTTGACGCCTTCAAACTGCACGCCGGTAGGCATAACAGGTTCGCCAGCCAGGAAGTAACCTTGACCAGCTTGGGGACCTTGGTAGAAGCTGGCGTTGTTAGGCAGCATGGGGTTACCCATGTACATGCCTTGGCCAGGGTTACCAGCGTAACGGGCGATCTCACGGAAATCAGGGTCACGACGCAGGTGCATCATGAAAGTGGGATCGCAAATACAGCGATACAGACCATCAGCAAAGGTAGGGACGTTACGCTTGCGCAGGTCCTTAACAATGTTCAGCAGGTCGGTACGCACCGAGAACTGCTGCAGATCGGCAGTATACTCAGTGGAGCTATAAGAAATGCGGCCGGAGCTATCTTTGGCTTTGCCACCAGGGAAGTAGTAACCACCTTGAGTAGTACTAGCCTGGCCATTGGCTTCGGCTTTGGCAAGTTCGTCAATAAAGACGCGGTCGCGCCAACGACGATAGTCATCAAGCAGCGTCAGGCTACCGATGGACTGGTGGAACATATTAAGGTTCCCGCTATCCAAAAGCAGGCGCTGCGCGGTGATCAAGGTCTCACGCGCAATCTTGAAAGTGCTAGGCTGAGTAGGATCGCCGGGGTCTGCAGGGCCGGTGTACTCTTTGAGCACCACCAACACCTTTTCCTTGGTGATGTTACGGCTGTTAGCGGTACCGATAGTTTGGTCGGCAATACGCTCACGGCTGTCCTTGGTACCAGGGGTACCCCAGAACTTATAGCGGTCCAACTGAACAGTTTGACCGGGCTGACGGGTGAAGTCGTGGACAACCACGGGCTCCACGGCCATTTCAGTAATGTATGCAGGGTGGGGACGATAAAGTTCCGCACCTAAAATCTTCGGAAAATCGTTCTCCTGGTCTCTAGTTTCTTAGAGGGGTGGACTATCTCTTCATCCCTATGGGATGCCG